GTCGAAATTATTTAAGCAAATTTTCCCTGAGTTGAGAGTAAAACGAGATAAGGATGTCAAAAGTAATTTCAGAATAGAGAAACTGATATTAGGTAATTACGGAGAGATAAAAGATGTAATTCCTGGTGGTAATAGGTATAGTACTTCGGTATGTGGGACATTATTAGGATTTCATGGACATATTTTGATAATAGATGACCCGATTGACCCACGAAGAGCGGTAAGTGATGTGGAGTTGAAAAAGGTAAACGATTGGATAAGCAATACATTATCTACCCGGAAAGTTGATAAGGCTATAACTCCGACAATATTAATTATGCAAAGATTACACCAGTTTGACCCGACGGGATTTATCTTGAACAAAAAGAAAAAGAAAATAAAACATATTTGCTTACCAGGTGAGATAAGAACTGAGAAATTTGCTGAGAAAGTAAAACCAAAAGAATTAATAAAAAACTATATAGATGGTTTACTTGACCCTGTTAGGATGAATATGGACGTATTAAACGAGATGAGGAAGGATTTAGGTGAGTTTGGCTATGCAGGACAGGTGGGGCAAACTCCAGTACCCCCGGGTGGGGGTTTATTCAAAGTAGATAGGTTTCAGATTATAGATAGATTAGAAACCAGTTGGCATATTCTGTCAGTAGTGCGGTATTGGGATAAAGCGGGAACGAAAGATGCTGGTGCTTATACATGCGGTGTTAAAATGGCAAAGATAAGGCAGGGACATATGATAAAGTTTGTGGTTATGGATGTAAAGAGGGGCAGATGGAGTCCTGAGATAAGAGAAAAGATAATAAGGAAAACAGCTGAAGCTGATGGTCATTTTACTATTGTTTATCACGAACAAGAACCTGGTAGTGGTGGTAAAGAGAGTGCTGAGAATACGGTAAGAAACCTTGCTGGATTTGTAAATTATCCTGATAGACCTACCGGGGACAAGGTATTCAGAGCTGACCCCTATGCAGTCCAGGTGAATAATGGTAATGTATTGTTAGTGAGAGCTAGTTGGAATCACGATTTTATTGAAGAGCACAGATATTTCCCGTATTCAACTTATAAAGACCAGGTAGATGCCGCAGCAGGTGCATTCAATAAGCTTGCCAATAGAAAGCTGGCAAGTACAGTTACAAGGAGTAGGCGATGACAATAGATGAGAAGTTGGAAAGGATAAGAATATATAGTGAGATAGTTTCCCGGTTAGCTTTGGCTGAGAAATTGGGATATCAGTTTGGTGGTGATAGAAATATTTATGGAACTTTGGGTTATCCTAAAACTATTGCTTTTAATGACTATCTTGCCAAATATGTAAGGCAGGACATAGCGGGTGCGGTTATAAACAAGCCAGCTAATGCCACCTGGAAAGATGGGTTTGAGATTATAGAAGCAGATGAAGAGGAAACCAAGTTTGAAAAAAGTTGGAAAGAGTTGAACAAAAGGTTGGGATTGGTTTCTAAGTTTCAGCGATTGGATAAGCTTGCATGTTTAGGAAGGTATGCCGTTTTGTTGTTGGGTTTAGATGATGTTAAGAATCGTTCGGATTTTGCTAAACCTGTATTAGGACAAAGAAAATTGCTATATGTTACCCCATACAGTGAAAAGCAAGCGGTTATACAGGAGTTTCAAACAAATACCAATGATCCGAGATATGGATTGCCGTTGTATTATAACATAAACACTACTGAACCTGGTGGGAATACCATTACTATACGGGTTCATTATAGTAGGGTAATCCATGTTGTATATGAGAGATTGGACTCGGAAAATTATGGTATGCCTGTATTAGAGGGGATTTTTAATAGATTATTGGATTTGGAAAAAGTGGTAGGTGGTAGTGCTGAAATGTTTTGGAAAGGTGCAAGACCCGGATATTACGGCAAGTTGTTAGAGGATTTCGATTTGACTCCAGAAGAGCAGGAGGAACTGGAAGCTCAGATAGATGAATATGAACACAATTTGAGAAGGTTTCTCATAGCAAGAGGTATAGATTTATCTCCATTATCTATGCAGGTAGCAGAGCCCGATAAACATGTAGATGTAATACTTCAGATGATAAGTGCCAGAACAAATATTCCAAAACGGATTTTGATAGGTAGTGAAAGAGGTGAATTAGCAAGTAAAGATGATAGGAATACCTGGAATGAATTTATTGAGAACAGAAGAATTAATTTTGCTGAAGCTGAAATAATCAGGCCGTTTATAGATAGATGTATTGATTTTGGTATTTTGCCAGAACCCGAAAGTTATTCAATACATTGGTCACCACTTTCAGTTATGGGAGAAAAAGAGAAGGCTGAGATAAGTAAGACAAAAGCAGGTGCTCTCAGTGAGTATGCTAAGAATCCTATGGTTATGGATATTATGCCACCCGAAGCGTTTTATAGGTTCATATTAGGATTGAGTGATGATGAGATTGAACTGATTGAAGAATTGTTAGGCAATGCTGAGGGAGAAGAGAGTGAAGAATAGAGCTATTCAGACATTAGGCCAATATGATCCTACAAGAACAACAGTTCTGAGGCAATTGTTTGCCAGGGCGATGAGGAAACGATTTGATAGATTATGCCGATTAATAAAATCAGCAATAGTTGACCAAGATGTATTTGGTATGCAAGAGAAAGCAGTGATAGGCTATGCTTTGCCAGGCCATAAGGCTTTTGATTTTCCACGTTCTCAAGATAAGATAGTTGCTTTTATGAATTGGTTAGATGAGCAAATAGATGAGGGGGTGCTGGAAATGTTTGAAGCACCTCATTTAGGGCGAGGTGTTGAAAAGGCATGGACAAATAAATATATCTATTCTGCATATCAAAAAGGTGTATATAGAGCTAATTACGAATTGAGGGGAGCCGGTTATAATGTACCTAATATAGATGAACAAGGTGGTATAGATGCAGTGATGAATCAACCTATGCATGCAGATAGATTGGGATTGCTATATACCAGAGTTTACGAAGATTTGAAAGGTATTACCTTTCAGATGTCTACACAAATATCAAGAGTACTAACTCAAGGGATGGCTGAAGGCAGGAATCCAAGAGAAATAGCAGAGATGTTGGTAAAAACCATAAAAGGAGGTGGTGCGGATTTAGGTATAACTGATATTCTGGGCAGATATATACCGGCAAAACGTAGAGCAGAAATATTAGCCAGAACGGAAATTATTCGAGCTCATCATGTTGCCACAATAACTGAGTATGAAAATTGGAAAATAGCAGGGGTGACAGTGAAAGCGGAATTAGCAACGGCAATGGATAACAGAGTTTGTGAAAGATGTGCTAAGTTGGAAGGTAAGGTGTTTAGCTTGGAAGAGGCAAGGAACTTGATACCAGTTCATCCCCAATGCTATGATGATATGACCGAAGTTTATACAGATAGAGGATGGGTATTATTTGAAGATTTGAAGGGAGATGAAAAAATATTGAGTTTGAATCCTGAAACACTTGATTTAGAATGGTTACCATATATACACAAAATAGAATACTATTATGTCACTCCTGACCATTCTCATTTGTTTGCTTTGTATAATTTAAAATGGGAATTGAAGCCAATATCGGAAATAATCAAGTATCCTACATTTTTTTCATTGACAATTGATTTGAAAAAAGGAAATATAATACTATTTGAAGAGAAGGATGTACAATTTATTGAGTATGCAGGAATGGTTTATGATGTAGAGTTACCAAGAAATCATGTTTTATGGGTGAGACGTAATGGAAAAACTTGTTTTAGTGGTAATTGTAGATGCATTTGTTTGCCTGTTGAGGTTAGTCAAAAGGGAGGGAAATAAGAATGCCTTGGAATATAAGCGATGTTTCACGATTTAAGAAAGGGTTAGATGATGCACAAAAAGAGAAATGGGTAACCATAGCTAACAAAGTATTAGAGGATTGTTTGAAAGCAGGTGGTGACCAAAAAACTTGTGAAGCTAAGGCTATCAAAATAGCCAATTCTCAAACAACAGCCAACTATCAAACTTATAAGGCGAGCTTTTCTTATAACAGTAGATTTGAAAAACTGGAAGGTAAAGATTATTTAGTAGTGCCAGTGGTCATGATGGTTGAAGGTGTGCATAATGGAAGTCATGGAGCTATATTACATTTGGCTGATGAGTTGTCTAAATTTCCAGAGGCTTGGAATGGTATTCCAGTAACTATATTCCATCCAGAGAAAGATGGCCAACCAATTTCTGCCAATCGACCTGATGTTTTTGAGGAAAGAGTGGTTGGAAGGACTTTTAATTCAAAGGTTGAAGATGGTAAACTGAAAGCTGAGGCTTGGTTAGATGTAGAGAAACTGAAAAAAGTTAGTATGGAAGCATACAAGTATATTGAGAGTAATTATCCTATTGAGGTTAGTGTTGGGGTATTCAGTGATGAAGAATTAATTGAAGGTGAGTGGAATGGTGAGAAATATGAAGCAGTAGCAAGAAATTACCGACCTGACCATTTAGCCTTATTGCCAGGTGGCAAGGGAGCTTGCAGTTGGGCTGATGGGTGTGGGTTAGGTAGGTATGAGAAAGGAGGGGAAGTTATGGAAGAGATTATTTTGAATGCGTTGAGATATAATGGAACAGAGTCAACTCCTTGGTCTGCACCCACACTGAAGGACTTCGGAGTGGATAAGAGATGGGAAGATTTGAGTCAATCGGAAAGAGCACGTATAGCATCTCATTTTCTGATAGGTTCAGCAAGTGCTAAGACTTTTGCAGAACTACATTATCCTGTTGTCAATCCGAAAACAGGCAAGTTGAATGAGAATGCCTTGCGTGCGGTCATAAGTGGTAGAGGTGCAGCACTGAAGGGAGTGAATCCAGAAGTGAAATCTGCAGCAAGAAGGAGAGCTTACAGATTATTGAACAAGGAATTCGGGGCTAAATTGAAGATACCAGAAAATCTGGAATTTGTGAGGTTAGAGTTTGAAGAGCTTTTTGAAGAACCTCTGTATGTACAGAAGGTTAGTGACAAGGAATTTATCTTAACAAATGTATTAAGAAAGGAGGAAAACAAAATGAACAAAAAGATTGATGAACTGATTAATTGTGAGAGTACTCCATTTGGTTCTGAAGATAAGGAATGGCTTCAGAATTTGGAGGACAGTCAGATTGAGAAAATTGAGAAAATGGCAAAGGAAGTATTGAAAAAGAAAGGAGAACCACAAGTGAACAAAGAACAAGCTATCCAGGTTTTGAGAGAAAGTATTCAGAAAAGTGAGGATTGGATTGAAGTATTGCCTGATGATTTGAAAGAATCGGTCAGTGAAGGAATCAAGATGTATGAAGCTAAAAAGACTGAAATGGTAAAGAAGATTATGGCTAATTCGGACAAGTTCCAGGAAGATGAACTGAAAACTATGAGCTTATCGGAACTGGACAAACTGGCGTCTCTGATTAAAGAACCTGCTGATTACAGTGGTGTAAGTGGAGGCAAACTTAATGTGGAAGAACCTAAAGTGTTACCTGTTGGGGTTGAATAATTGTAAAGAAAGGAGGAAAGCAAAATGGCTCAGAACACAATCAAACTAAAAAAGTACAGTGATGTAATTGAAGAGTATGAAGCTGGTGGGACAATCACTCCTGGAATGTTGCTAAAACTGAATTCCAACGGGAAAGTGGTTGCCCATGACAGTGCTGGCGGAAATGTCAATGTAGTTATGTTTGCTTTGGAAAATGCTCTTGAAGGTAAAGGTATTGGTGATAATTACAGTTCAGGTGACAGAGTTCAGGTATGGATACCTTACAGAGGTGATGAAGTGTATGCTATCTTGAAAGATGGAGAGAATGTTTCTAAGGGTGATCCTTTGGAAAGTGCTGGAGATGGTAGCTTGCAAAAACACACAGCTGACACTGTTCAGGAAGGTATTTCAGGTTCAGGTGAAGTGCCTATCTATGGCAATCAGATAGTTGCTATTGCTCTGGAAGCTCTTGATTTGTCAGGTTCTTCAAGTGAAACTGTTTCAGAAAGAAGAATCAAGGTTAAAATTGTATAAGGAAAGGAGGTAATAAAGATGAGTGAACTAAAAGTAAATA